CACCGAGAGTTGATGGGGCAGCCCATCGTCAGGTTCTTCGGCAGCGGCGACAATTCGATCCCGTGCCTCAATCGAAAGCCCCTTCACTTTTCCAAGCATTCGTTTTACTTGGTCTGCGGCCGATGAACTTGATTCTGCGGCCGGCGCTGTGATGATCTCTTTCGGACCAGGACCGACCGACTCATCGTCGGTCGGTAGAGAGTCAAACCACCCCCTGGGCAGCTTCTCAACCACCTCAATCCGGCGAGCTACGTCATCGCCCAAATTCTTGGCGGTCTTTTCCGAAAGGATTTGGCTCAAGTGCGCAGGCGCCATCCCCCAGCGCTCGGCACAGGCGCCTTTTTTTTGATCGCCGATCAAATTGATCAATTGGCGTTTGCGAATCGCGTAGATATCCATGCGAGCAAGAATGCCATTCTTTAGCTCAATGCTAAATGTGCTCACAGCTAAATATTCCTTGCTCTGATATTAGCCCTAAGCTAAATTTCTCCTACGTATTAGGAGAACCCCTATGAATGACCACTTGCGAGATTGGCTCGCCAGCGCAACAGCCGACCGACGTCAGCTGGTAGCCGAAGCAGCGAAGACCACCGTCGGACATCTCTGGCAGCTTGCTGGCGGTCATCGGAAAGCATCTGCCGAACTTGCCGAGCGTCTTCAAGACGCCTCTGACGGCGAGATCACTATCGCTGGTTTGCGGCCTGACCTTATTGAGCTCGCCCACAAGGTGCTTCGCGTTGCCGAAGCCCACCCAAAAAAGTCTGCGGCATAGCGGGGGCTGTGCCTGCCACCGAAAACACGCTGGAGCGATTGGAAGCCATGCAGCACCACCTCGATTTACTCAAGGAAGACCTTGAAGGGATTCGGGAAGACCTTCGGAACGTAGAGAAATAGCCTGAAGGCCCATTGGCGACAGTATCGAATTTGGCGGGGATTTGAGGTAGAGCACCTGAATGGCTGTTGATTCATCCAGTAGAAAAGACCTACCAGGAAGACCATTAGGAGAAGGGAAATGGACGGCAACACAACAGGACGCATGGGGACATTGAACGCTGAGGGCAGTAGCTCAGTCGGCGGGATTGGTCGCGTCTGCGGAAAAGTAATCGCCTGAATCGCAGGCACAAAAAAGCCGGGCTGCAACCCGGCTCTTTCAAAACGCAAAACACTGAGGGGCCATTATGAACACGATCGTCGCTCCAAGCAATACAGTCACCATGTCGAGCCGTGAGATCGCCAATCTCACTGGCAAGCAGCATAAGGACGTCATCCGTGACATTCGCGTAATGCGCAAGGCGCTGGCCGGAGATGGCGCAGATCTGCGCCATCTCCAAGAGGTTAATGATTCACGCGGTTACACCGCCGAATTCCAGCTTGACCGCGTCCTGACTGAAACCCTGTTGACCGGCTACAGCATCCCGCTTCGTCATCGTGTCGTGACACGTTTGGGCGAACTCGAAAACGTGTCACGACAGGTTGTCACGGTTCCGCAAACTCTCCCCGAAGCCCTCCGACTTGCCGCAGATCTCGCAGACAAGAACGGCGAGCTTCAGCGCCTGATTTCAGTTCAAGCCCCAAAGGTCGCCGCTATCAACAGGCTCGCTGCAGCTGGTGGCGCGATCTGCATCACTGACGCAGCCAAGCAGCTTGGTATGGCTCCTACGCGCCTGTTCGCCTGGCTGGAACAGCACCGCTGGATCTTCCGGCGACACGGGTGCAAGCGCTGGGTTGCCTATCAGCCGCGCATCACCTCGGGTCACATGACCCACAAAGTCACAGCCCTCAAGCCGGATCCTGAAACCGGAATCGAGCGAGCTGCCTTCGACCCTATGGTCACCCCGAAAGGCCTAACCCGCCTCGCTGAACTTCTGCAGGAGGCCGCGTAATGGCCGGCGACTGGATCAAATTCGAACTCACCACTCTCGACAAGCCTGAGGTTTGCCAAATTGCAGACTTGGCCGATATCGACCCCGACGCGGTCGTCGGCAAGCTGATGCGTGTGTGGGGATGGTTCGACCAACAAACCGAAAATGGTAACGCTCCGAGCGTTAGCAAAAAGTTACTTGATCGTCTCGTCGGCGTTATTGGTTTCTGCGAGCACATGAAATCGGTCGCCTGGATGATTGAGGCCGAGGGGGTGATCAGTCTTCCGCATTTCGAGCGGCACAACGGTAAGACCGCTAAAAACAGGCTTCTAACGGCAAAGCGCGTTGCGAATCACAAGGCCAGTAACGGCAAAAGTAACGCTGCGAACGTTAGCGGCGCGTTACCTAAAGAAGAGAAAGAGAAGAATAAAGAACCTCTCTCTGCGCAGGAGTCCGTGGATCCTCGCATGCCTAGCGAAATGACCCTCGACTGGGTACCGGATGAAACACTGCTGAAAACCTACGCCTTGCACCGCGGGTTGTCGCTTGACCTGTTCACCGATGAAGTTCGCATCGCTTTCACTGCTCACTACGAACCTCAGCACCAGGTCAACACCCAGGCCGAGTGGGTGAGCATGCTGGTTAAGTGGGTGAACAACGACAAGGCCCGTGCTGCTGCCGCCTCGAATGTGAAGCAGTTCAAGCCGAAGCAGGCGCCTGCGTCTGACTTCGACGATGACGACACTGAATGGCAGAACGGTGTGAAGTCATGAAAGCCGTCTCTGTGATCGCCCAAGGCCTGTGGACCAAGGCCCAATCCGGTGAGTTCATCGCCGCCGAAGACGCTTCGCCAGTAGCCACTGAAACCAACAGCACACTGGTCACGGCCATCAACGAACTGTTCAAAGAGCTGCGTTCGATCCGCTCGGCGTGGCGCCAGGCATGGCCCGACAAGGAAACCTATCAGGCTTCGAAGCGCCAATGGTTTCAGGCATTTCTCGAGGAAGGCATCTGCACTCAGGGTCAGGTCGACTTCGGCATGGCGCTGGTTCGCAAACAGCCGGGTGACTTCATTCCAAGCCCTGGCCAGTTTATCGAATGGTGCAAGCCAACCCCCGAAATGCTTGGTTTGCCACCGCTCGCTGCGGCGCACCGCGAGGCCTGTCGCAATGCTCACCCGGGTATGGCTGGGCAGGGCAAGTGGTCGCATGACGCCGTCTGGCACACCGCCAAGGAATGCGGATTCGAAAGCCTTAACAAACTCGACACGGTGCTCAGTCTCAAACTGTTCGAGCGCAATTACACCATCACCATTCGCCGGTTGCTGGCCGGTCTGCCGCTTCAACCGATGCCGAAGGCGCTCCCTGCACGCGTCGTTGTGAAGGCAAAACCTGAAATTGGCCTAGGCGCCCTTGCACAACTGCGCGCCACGCTGGGAGGTGCACGTGGTTAATCCGCATCTCGTGGCGACAGACCCAGCGGACTACCGCTACGCCGTGCATTGCTGCGCCTACAAGTGGGATCTCACCGATAAACCAGATCGCGCTGTAGCGCTATTCGAACATCGCTCGGCCGCCGAGAAGTTCGGCAGCCTGATGTGGCCGAGCACTTTCGAAGTAATCGACATCACCACAGGAGATAGGGCATGAACGACATTCTGCTTCATCTGTACATCGCTTTCCTGACGGTCGTCGCCGTCGGCCTTTGGTGGGGCATCCGCCGTCTCGAACGCCGCGCCCGAATCGCGCGGGGTAATCGCGAATGACGCCCGTCGCCATGAAGCAATTCAAACAAAAGCCGACGCGCGCTAAGCCAGTCGACCGTGAGGGCCTGGAGCAAGCGGCGTTGATGGCTGAGCTTCGGGCCCGCATGCCCGAGGTCGCTGACCTTATCTATCACGTCCCGAACGGCGGCCATCGCGTCAAGGCCGTAGCCGCGAAGTTGAAGGCCCAGGGCGTAAAGGCCGGTATCCCTGACCTGGTCCTGCCGATGGCCCGCGGTGGGTTCTTCGGCCTGTACATTGAGTTCAAGGCGACACCACCGAACGATGCCGCGATTTCGGCCAGCCAGCATGAACGGATTCGCAAGCTCAATGCCCAGGGGTATCTGGCGGTGGTGTGCCGCGGGCACTTCGACACGATGGAGCAGATCCGCGCCTACCTGCGGCTCGCTCCTACAGTGGTGGCCGCATGACCAGCGCCGCCGTGAAGATGTCCGACGCCGAGATCAAGCGACAGGCCGCCGGCGATGTCCGGGACCTGCGCGACATCGAGAATCGCGGCCTTTACCTGCGGTTCACCCGGGCTCGTGCGCGTGCGTCCTGGTATCTGGTGGTGAAGGGTGAGTGGAAGCGAATAGGCGCCTTTCCGGACCTCAACACCAAGCAGGTGGTCGCGGCGCTGCCGGCCATCCGCCTGCGGCTGGAAGCCGGGACAGGCGCGAACCTGTCGAAGTGGGCCACTGTCGGCGAGCTGCTGACCTGGTACGCAGAACGCATGTCCCGCGACCGCAACCTCTCCAGCAAGCGCAAGAAGACCGGCGCGTCTGCCATCAAATGTCACCTGATGCCGCGCCTGGGTGACCTACCACTGACCGGCATCGACAAGGCGACACTCGACAGCCAGCTCATGTGGCCGCTGCAGGAAAGCATCTCCATCGACTACGTGCGCTCGGTGTTCCAATTGTTGGCCCTGGCCTTCCGGCAGGCGTTCAAGCTGGGGCTGATCTCGGCCAACCCGATGGCGACCATCAAGTTCAACGACTTCTCCAAGGCCAAGGTCGGGATCAAGCCATCGCGCCTGCGTGGAGTTCAGCTGTCGGGCCTGCTGGAGCAACTGGCCGCCGTCATGGTCCCGGCGCCGCTGGATTCCATGCTCGCCCTGATGATGCTCTGCCACGGCACGCGCATCGGCGAAACCCGGCAGGCACGCTGGTCACACATCAGCCTGGCCGAGCGTGAGTGGTTCATTCCGGCCGAACACACCAAGACCGGCGTCGAGCATCACCTGCCATTGACCGAGCAGGTGTGCGCACTGCTGATGCGGTACCGCGACGGTCAGTACACCCGCGGCTACGACGGCCAGTTCCTGTTCCCGGCGCGCAACGGCAAGGCCCTGAGCGAAGGCCAGGCCAGCGCCGTGTTCGCCCGGTTGGGGCAGGGCGAGTGGACCAGCCATGACCTACGCAAGGTGGCCCGTACCGGTTGGGCTGACCTCGGCATCGACCATCTAATCGGCGAGCTGCTGATCAACCACGCCATGGGTCACAACGTGAAGGTGTACATCCAGTCGGACGTGATGCGGCGCAAGCGTGATGCCTTGCAACAGTGGCACGCCCATCTAGACCAGAAGGGTTTTGCCCTGATTCACGGATTGACCGGCTTTAGAACGGGAGATTCCGGTAATGCGCCGGAAGCCACGGAACACAAGGCCTGTGAGGCCCTTCAAGAATCAACCATAGGCGAGGTTTAAAAATGATGATTTTGCTCGATAAGGCATCCGGCCTCGCCGTGAATCCAGCCGAAATCAGCTCGATGCGGTATGAGGACTGGAATGGCGGTAAGCACCTGGTGCTGACCATGCAAACCGGCAAGGAGCTTTCCGTGCAGCACTGGCCTTATGGCGATGGCCCAAACGTCTACCGTCTGCACGAGCAGCTACTGGGGGCTCAATGAAGAAGAGCCATGGATCACTCCAGAAGCGCGAGCTGAAGTTCATCGTCGAATGCAACATCTGCCTGGGCAAGGGCTTGCGGCTCGGGATCTTTCACTATCTTGAGTGCGAGCACTGCCTGGGCTCCGGCTGGGTATGCGGCCACACCCTCCAGACTCTGCCGTTGAGCGACGTTGTACCGGTACTCAACGCGCGCTTGAAGGACGCGCTCACCGAGATCGCCAAGGCGCGCCATGTCATCGGCGGTGCCCAGGAGCAATACGAACAGAACAACCGCCGCGGGGCCGGCGGAACGAACTTCACAGGGGATTGAGCGATGGGTATCTATAAAGACGTGATGGGCACACTGGTGCGCGTACTGGCCGCCGACAACATCGACAACAGCACGAAGCAGTCCTGGCAGAAGCTGATCGACGCTGACCTTCGCCAAGGTGGTTCCGGCAGCACTCTTTCACCCCGGGACAAGTTCGATTACGACTGCTGCCTTTACGCGCTGCTTCATCGACAGCTTGAGCCGGCCCAATGGGATGTCCTGGTCGCAAAGTACTCTACCCACAAGGCGAACAAGGTTGCCGCCATTGGCCGCTTGGTATCTCGAATGATCTCCCCGGCGCCGCAGCTATTCGTCTACAAGGCACTCACTGCCTGGGCTATTCCCAAGCTCAAGGGCATCCAGACCGGCAAGCGTTCCACCGACATGATCGTCCTTCCTGCCGAGTTCTACGACATGAACACCTGGGATCTCGCCGGCTCACCGGAGCGCACTCGCCGCAACTGGAGGGCAGGAGTCCACAAGCGGTTGGAGCAGCTCGAAGAGGCGGCAGTCATCCATGCGACCGAGATATTCGACCAGGAACAAATCTTTGTAGATGCCGCTTGACCGTGATGGCCGACTGGCCGTAAATTAACCCCATCATGTCGATCTTGCGCGTTATGAGATACGACACAAAAAGCCTGGCCATTGAGTCGGGCTTTTTTTTGGTTCGATAAACCTGCTCGCCCTGGCGAAGATATTGGCCTTTGGCTACTATCCTGAACATTGAGTATTTCTATCCAGGGATGGTGAGCGCGATGAGTGATCAAGATGGTTGGCACAGAGATTCAAAAGGGAATGAGCATTTTTACTCTCATGATGCCGAATGGGCTAATAGAGACATTCGCCAAAAGGAAGCCGCGCGCGCCTCTTCGGGTTCATCATCTAAC